AAAAGAACTAGAAATACCTGGCGCACAAAACTCAGCAGACTTCGAAAAACGCATGGGCGAAACCCTACGAGCAGGCGGAGCAGCAGGAACAGCAGCAAAAACACTCGGCGGACTCGCCGAAATTATCAAAAGGATGCAAAAATGATCGACTTAGAAACAGGCGAAGTAGTAACGCCATTCATACGGACACCGTATAACTACGACACGGACGCAGTAAGCGAAAAAACAGGACTTGATTGTTCACACGAACCAACACGGACACAACAACAATTCAAGGACGAGGTGGACATAAATACAATCGTGGAACGATTCAACGCAACTGGAGAGATGCCACCAGCAATGAACTTCCCAACAGAACAAGACTTCACAGAGACGTTCGACTTCCAAAGCGCGATGAATGTGACCATCATGGCAAGGGAAGAATTTATGAAGATGAGCGCGAAACATCGCGCACGCTTCCACAACGACCCGCAGGAATTCATGGAATTCATACACAACGCGGAAAACTTCGAGGAAGCAGTAAAAATGAAAATGATCATCAAAAAAGAACCGGAAATAATCCCGGAAGAAAAGAAAGAAGAAAATAAAAAAGAGTGACAGGGGTCACTCGGACCAGTTACATCAAGTAGAAAACTGGTCCTCCTAGGGCAACCCTAGGGAAATATACCCATTTAAAACCGCCTTCGGGCGGTTTTTACATGGGCTGAGGGAATACCCCTCAAAAGCCGGCAAGATCAGCCAGGCTAAAAGTTACGGCGGGTACCCCGCCTACATGGAGCTCCGCCCCATACCCGGGAAGACAGAAAACCTGTCTATCAAGAAGTAATAAACAAACATTACATCAATAACGATATAACAATCTAGAAAAATATAAAAGAAAAATAGTAGAAAAAACAAAATAAGTAATATACTAACAACGTGGAATAACCCACTAACTCAATAGACATTGAAAGGAAACAGGATGGCAAGCCAACCAGAAGACACGAAGACTAAACAAATCTTCGAAGATGAAGAAAAAGTGCTTCTCAGCGAAGCACTCAAGACCCACGCAGAAAAGGTGGGACGAAAAGCAAGCGCAGACGCGCCAAAAACGATCAAGGACTTGTGGACACAAGAATTGATCAAGATCGAACAACTCGCACGAAAGGTACTCGCAAAATGAAACGTTCACACGTAAACAAAAAGGCAAGCGCCCGGTCATTCAACCGGAACGCAAACACAACCAAAGCCGCCAACATCAATAGCGCACCAATGCGCGGCGGAATTAGGCTATAAGAAATGCCCTGCTACCACCCGATAAGTGGCTACAGGGCAAAAGACGGCAGCATCGTATTCAACAAACACAGACGCCATGGCGAAACAGAACCAATTACCATTGCCTGCGGACAATGTATTGGGTGCAAACTTGAGAAAAGCCGTGTATGGGCAATGCGCGCGGTACACGAAACCAAACTCTACAAACGAAACTGTTTCATCACACTTACGTATGACGAAGAAAACCTCCCCGAAAGGGGGCAACTAAACTATGAAGATTTTCAAATCTTCATGAAAAAACTGAGGAAAAAACATGGCGAAAACATACGCTTCTACATGTGCGGAGAATACGGAACAATCGGAGGAAGACCACACTTCCACGCCATCTTGTTCAACCACGACTGGGAAGACAAAGAACGATTCAAACAAACTGGAAGCGGAGAAACTATCTACACTTCAAAAGCGCTTGAAACCCTATGGCCTTACGGCTTCAGTAGTGTGGGTGAAGCAACCTTTGAAGCTGCCGCATACATCGCTCGGTATTGCGTATCAAAAGTTACTGGAGATCAAGCGGACGAACACTACAAACGATACGACTATCTCGGCGAATATCAACTCACACCGGAATTTAACCAAATGTCAAGAAAACCCGGCATAGGGGCAGACTGGCTAAGGTTCTACGCGGAAGACGTATGGAATAACGACAAAGTAGTCATCAACGGAAAGGAAACCAATGTAGCAAAATACTACGACAAACTCCTAAAACGGAAAGACCCGGACAGGCTACGAGACCTCAAAGACAACCGGGAATGGAACGGCTACCAACTCAGAGCCGACAACACACCAGAACGACTGGCAATCAAAGAGCAAGTCACACTTGCAAAAATCAAACTCTTACAGAGGGAATTATGAAAATCCTAGTAGCACTATACGACAGAGCGACGGAAGCACACGCGCCCGTCATGACGGTAAACACGCGGAACGAAGCAATACGTAGCTTCAGAGAAGCAGTCAACGACCCAAACACACCAATCTACAAAAACCCGACCGATTTTGAACTCTATCAAATCGGAACCTACAACGACCAACTTGGCGAAATCGTCGCAACAGAAAGAGAACTGATTGCACGCGCCGAAGACTACACAGACAGGAAATAATCATGATGCACAAAAACGCCAGCGTGGACCCTCACAACTTCGCAATGGTTCCACGAGCAGACATACCACGAAGCAAATTCAACATACAAAGCGCGCTAAAAACAACGTTCGACGCGGCGTGGCTGGTACCCATCTACATAGACGAGGTACTACCGGGCGACGCAATGAACCTACGCATGACAGCGTTCTGTCGACTGGCAACACCGACAACGCCAGTGATGGACAACCTGCACCTGGACACATTCTGGTTCTTCGTACCAAACCGCCTCGTCTGGAACAACTGGCAAAAATTTCAAGGCGAACAAACAAACCCCGGAGACTCAATCAGCTATGTCATACCCCAGCAAGTTTCTCCTGTCGCAGGATACCTCAAGCTGTCTTTGCAAGACTACTTCGGACTGCCTACTGTCGGACAAGTCACTGCGGGACAAACCGTCTCACACAGCGCACTACCGCTACGGGCTTATAACCTCATCTGGAACGAATGGTTCAGAGACGAAAACCTGCAAAACAGCCTCACCGTCGACAAAGGCGACGGACCAGACACCGTAACCAACTACACACTTAAAAAACGAGGGAAACGACACGACTACTTCACATCAGCACTACCATGGCCACAAAAAGGGGCCAGCGTAAGCCTACCGCTAGGAACACGAGCACCAGTAAGCGGACTCGGTATAGCACCAGCACAAACGTTTCCAACGGCAGGAAGCACACTTAAAGACGCAACAACAAGCGCAGCAGGCGTTGTATACCCACAAAGCTTCACAGTACCAGCTAACGGCATCCTGATGCGAGGAACAGCAGCAGGCGCAGGGGGCATACCGGACGTGTATGCAGACCTAAGCGCAGCAACAGCCGCAACAATCAACCAACTGCGGCAATCATTCCAAATCCAGAAACTACTCGAAAGGGACGCACGCGGTGGAACACGATACACAGAAATACTTAAATCACATTGGGGTGTCACTAGCCCTGACGCACGACTCCAGCGTCCCGAGTACCTCGGTGGTGGAAGCACTCTGGTCAATATCAACCCAATTGCACAAACTGGACCTACAGGAACGACAGGAGCTTCTACGCCGCTTGGAAATCTGGCAGCAATGGGAACAATACTTAAACAAGCAGATGGCTTTAACCAAGCGTTCACAGAACACGGACACATTATCGGACTCGCCAACGTGCGAGCCGATATCAGCTACCAACAGGGCTTGCGCCGTATGTGGTCGAGATCCACACGATACGACTTCTACATGCCCGTGTTCGCCATGCTTGGAGAGCAGTCAGTGCTGAACAAAGAAATCTATGTCACAGGCGTCACAGCACAAGACAACAACGTGTTCGGATATCAAGAACGATGGGCAGAATACAGATACCGGCCCTCACTGTTAACAGGGTATTTCAGGAGCACAACAACACCTACAATCGATTACTGGCACTACGCGCAAAAATTCACAGCGTTACCAACACTTAACGACGCATTCATAACAGACGGAAGCCAAGAAGTAGTGAGCAGAAGCACAGCAGTCGGAGCCAGCGCAGACGGACAACAATTCCTGATGGACGCATTCTTCAACCTGAAAGCCGCAAGACTGTTACCAATGTACAGCGTACCGGGTCTAATCGACCACTTCTAATCATGGGACTATTCAGCGGAATCGGTAGCTTATTCGGACCAGTAGGAAGCATCCTAGGAGGAATAGGAGACGACCTACTCGGAAGGGATGACGCGGAAAACGCAAATCAAACCGCGTATGCACAACAACGGCAACTCCGTCAAACAGCATACCAAGACACCACAGCAGACCTGAAAGCAGCAGGACTCAATCCAATGTTAGCCTATAGCAATGGAGCAACAAGCGCAGCAGCAGGACCACCCGTATTAAACAAGGGACTGCAAAGCTCACAACAAAATTCGGCGCAATCCACAATTGCCAACGTGAACGCCGATACTGTAAACAAACAGGCACAAACCGACCAAATAAAGGCACAGACAAAGCTCATCGAAGCACAAACTGGTAACACTACAACCAGCACAGGCAAGATGACACAAGAAACAGAGAATCTAAAACAACAGATGGACAAGACCCGCGAAGAAATTCAACTTCTAATCAAAGAAAATTGGAACGCTACAGAACGCGGGAACCTGCTTAGAGCACAAACCGCACTAGCAGACATAGACAAAAGATTGCGCGGAGATCAAATAACACAAGTGCAAGCAGAAACCGAATATAAACGGGCACTATCAACACTTGCAGGGACTGAAATAGCAGGCGCAAAAAATATAGAAGCATTCGAAAAATCACTGGCAGGGGACGCAAGTCCATACGCCAGAGCACTAAACACAATCCTCAACTCAGCAAAAAAGGTGATAGGAAAATGATAGACTTAGAAACGGGCGAGGTAGTAACGCCATTCATCAGAACACCGTACAACTACAATACGGACGAAATCAGCAATAAAACAGGACTGGACTGCGGACCAGAAACAAAGACGCAACAACAATTCAAGGACGAAGTAGACATCAATACAATTGTGGAACGATTCGGCGTGACAGGAGAACTACCGCCAACGATCAACTTCCCAACAGAACAAGACTTCACAGAAACATTCGACTTCCAAACTGCTATGAACATCACAGTAGCAGCAAGAGAAGAATTCATGAAAATGCCAGCAAAGGCTCGCGCACGATTCATGAACGATCCGCAGAAGTTCATGGAATTCATACACGACAACGAAAACGCAGACGAAGCGATAAAACTCGGACTGGCAATAAAGAGAGAAAAACCGGAGGAACCCAAGCCGGAAGAAAAAGAGAAACCAAAAGAGTGACAGGGGTCACTCGGACCAGTTACATCAAGTAGAAAACTGGTCCAGACCCCCGCAAAACCCGCCCAGGCGGGTTTTTTTACGCCCTGAAGGGCAAGAGTTACGCCGGGTACCCCGGCTACTTGGGGCGCGGCCCCAAACCCCGGAAGACAGAAAACCTGTCTATCAAGAAATGACAAATAACACAAACACTGTATAGATAAAACACTATCACAGTAAACAAACAAATAAAAACAAACAATTGACAAACATAAAAATAATGATATAATAGTCAATGTGGAATAACCCACAAACATGCTAGACAGCACGAAAGGTAAACATGAACGACATATTCCTACAGGCAAAAGCCAAAAGACAATGGATTCAAGCTTATCTAAGAGCGTTAACGCAAGGTAAAATAATCGTACTAATCTAAAGGAAATAAAATGGCAAGCCAACCAGAAGACACGAAGACTAAACAGATCTTCGAAGATGAGGAAAAAGTGCTTCTCAGCGAAGCACTCAAGACCCACGCTGAAAAGGTGGGAAGGAAAGCCAGTGCAGACGCACCGGCAACAATCAAACAACTCTGGCAAGCAGAGTTAATCAAAATCGAACAACTCGCACGAAAGGTACTCGCAAAATGAAACGATCACCAGTAAACAAGCACCAAAGTGCTAAGGCGTTTAATCACAACGCCAAAACAACTAAAGCAGCCAACATCAACAGCGCACCCATGAGGGGCGGCATTAGGCTGTAAAAAATGCCCTGCTATCACCCAATAACAGGGTATAGGGCAGAAAACGGAAGTGTGGTATTCAGTGAACTACGACGACACGGGACAACGCAAGAGATCACGGTCAAATGCGGACAGTGTATCGGGTGCAAACTTGAGAACAGCAGAGTGTGGGCTATGCGCGCGGTACACGAAGCCAAACTCTATAAACGAAACTGTTTTATCACACTAACGTATAACGAAGAAAACCTACCGCACAGAAACCAACTCAATTACGAAGACTTTCAAGTCTTCATGAAAAAAGTTAGAAAAAAGTACGGCGAAAACATCCGCTTCTACATGGCGGGAGAATACGGAACACTAAATGGAAGGCCACACTATCATGCAATCCTCTTCAACCACGACTGGGACGATAAACAATACTTTAAACAAACAACCTCAGGAGAAAAAATATACACAAGTAGAAATCTGGAAGCCTGTTGGCCACACGGCCACGTATCGACTGGCGAGGCTACTTTCGAAAGCGCAGCTTATATCGCAAGATACTGCGTCCAAAAAGTCACAGGAGAAGAAGCAGAAGAACACTACAAACGATATGACTACCTAGGCGAATACAGCCTAACACCAGAATTCAACCAAATGAGCAGAAAACCCGGAATCGTGGCAGACTGGCTAAGATTCTACAAAGAGGACGTATTCAAACATGACATCGTCATCATCAACGGAAAGGAAACAAACGTAACCAAATTCTACGACAA